TAAGCATTGCTATCTTGAACCACCCCATCAACTGACACCAGTACATCCTGCACAGAAGATACTGTAGTGGTTAAAGTAAAAGTTGTATCACTACCATCACCATTAAAGCGTTGTACAACAGGGGTGCTTTCAAAAATCGTAGCAGGATTATTCCCATAATACGGCATCAGGTGATCTCCATTATACTCGCTACTGTATCCAAACTATTTGCAGTGTCTGATTGCAGGATCAAACTGTGGCCTGTTTCCATAACGATTTTGTTACCACCCATATACTCAAAACTAGACGCGGCAGGGATAGGTATATCTTTTGCAAGAAACACAACCTGTCCAGCATTGAGTTTTATATCCACAGTAATTTGGCTAGAAGACGTATTCGACAAAGTCAAACCGATAACAACCGTAGTAGTGCTACTAGGTACAGTATACACCGTCATATCACTATTAGCTGTAGTATTAGACCCGTTAAATACTTTGTTTTTAAAGGTGTTAGCCATTGCTACCCCCTATCAAACATCGTCTAAGAGAGCGGCTACAATACAAGTAACAGTTCCTGTAGAAGATATTGCATGAACATCAGCTACCGTGGCATTAGGCAATCTAGCAAAAAATGTTTCAGAAGGACCTACTGTAACTCCATCCGCAGCAGAGCTAGAAGCAGTACCCGCGTCAAACACCATATAAATACTTGCTGTAGTGCTTTGATTTTGAACAAACAAGAACTTTATCTTATCGCCTGTCGCTACAGCAGTAGGGGCTGTATCATCATCTACGGCTGTATAATCAAGAAAATAACCCGCTATCAAATCGGTACTAGCGTTAGAAACACTGGTTAATTTGTAATACCATTTATCATTAGCATCTGCTGGAGTTACAGTTAAACTCCCTGATAAAGTTGTTGCTATCTCATCTGGCAACAATGTTGCCGAAATAGATACATTTGCTGAATCTGCCATTATTAACTCCTATCCTAAAGCTATGGCTAAAGCGGTTGCGGTGCCAGCTACTCCAGCACTACTTCCTAAATTAATAGTAGAAGCAACACTTGTAACTGCTCCCCCTGACCCAGCACCGTCACAAAAAACAATGTCTGAGGTTCCATTTGGTATGGATACTGTTGCACCCGACCCTTGTTGGATAGTAGCACTTCTACCACCAGTTAAAGAATTTTGAATGATAAAAAACTTACTAGATGTATTTGGCGCAATAGTTACGACGTTTGTGCCGCCTAAATCAGAACCGCTATCTTTAAGGTTGATAACAGAGAACATTCCTGTTTGAACATTACTTTGCCCAGAAGTAGGGGAAGCTGCTCGTATAGTAAGGTCTGTTGTAAGGTCTGAAGCTGTTAAATCCGCTGCGCCTGTTATACGATCAAAAATATCGAAGTTAAAATTGGTAACATCGCCCCAACTACCAGACAGTTCACCCGTAGCTGGCTTTTCTATGCCTATATTTGTACTAAACGAACTAGCCATACATTGCTCCTACGCCGCTATATCGGTCCACAAAGGCGTTTGTGACGGGGTATCCTCGGTCCAATTTATTGTTGCCCCTGCAACAGACACCCAGTTAGGCGTTTGCACGGGAGTAACATCTACATACACAAGAACTATACCAGCATTTACTGTCGCTGTAACCCCTGTAACTAAATACTTGACTTCTACCACAGTTGTACCAACTGCGCCAGTGCCAACATTTCCTGTTAAAGAAAGTAGAGATGATGCGGTGACGGACGCGGAACCGAGTGCACTGGTGCCAACATTCCCAGTGACAGCGACCAAAGCTCCCGCAGTGACTGCTTCTTCGCCAAGACTTGTTGTGGCTACCGCGCCAACACCAACAACATTTGCAGAACAATTTGTTTGCTCTTCACCAAGGGCCGTTGTGCCCGCTACACCGGTTGGTGCAACTACACTTGTACCAGTGACAGTAACAGATCCAACAGCACCTGTGCCAACTACTGTGGTAACATTAACTTCTATTGAGGGTATTGCGGCGGCATTTCCTACAGATCCTGTAGCAGAAACACCCGTGACAGTAACCGGTATGGCTTGGTTCCAAGCGTCTTGGCCCCAAGTGCCACGTCCCCAACCCGTTACATTAGCCACGGTTGACTCACTACGCTATGCGTATGATAGCGTTACTGGCATCTGCTGTTGGGAACTGAATAGTAAAAGTGCCTGAAGTAGACGTTTTGTTAGAGGTAAAGTCTAAAACAGCAACAGCTTTATTGCTATTAGTGTCATTGTAAATTAACGCACCCATTGCCGTGATGGTAGCTGTTGTAAAGCTAAGATCCGCAAAATCAGTAAATGCAGTGGTTCCGGATGTTGTTGGAGCTACTTTAGTAAGCGCACCGCCCCCTGTCGCATAGGTGCCGCTAGAAGCTACCTCACCCGTTGTGGTAAAAGCCGTGGTTGCAGCACCCAAAGTTGCAGTCGTGTTGGACTTTCCACCGCTACTCTCTGCGTACAGGGCAAGCTTAAAAGCGTTACCATTCGTTGCAAAATTGTGCGTACCCAACATCAATTCTTGCTTGAATGCGGTACACATTGCTTGTGCTATTGCCATTACAGTCTCCCTATAGCGTCAGCTAGTTGGTGTTGACCCGCCTCACGGATCTTCGCGCAAATTGTAGCACGTTCTTCTCTTCTAGCCAACTCTACATAATATTGCACTAAATTTCTTACTCTATCTTTAAAAGCTTCTGCCTGTAGCCGAATAGGCTCCGGGGCTTCGTCAGATATATACATTATCTTGTTTGCGGCCATGTCCGCAATCTGATCATTAGATAAACCACCATTGTCCGACGAAACAACATTAACGGTCCCCACTGATCCAACATTAACTTCAAACATTATCATGTCTCCCAAAAATAATAGGGTCTGACTCCACCGGCTCTGGCGGTTTTATCTCAGACTGTCTTGTAATCAAAATGTTACCCTCTTGGACTGTTTGCACCAACGGATCGTCCAATCTATGATAACCGTAAAGTTTTTCATTTTCCGGAACATTCGTATCCAACAGGCCAGAACGGTGTGCAATTTCAAGTTTAATTCCTTTAGATGCGGCAATCGCGCACCAGAACTCTACGCAAGCTCTTCCTGACTCAGCCATATTTACATTTTTATAAGTGAAATCAATGCCGTACAAACAGATCTTTTTTGCTTTTTTCCATACAGCGTAAGCCATAGCGTAAGCTACAGTGTTGTTGAAATAACAATAACCTGTTGATTTTACCACTTCTTCTAAAGGATACTCTTCAATAGCGGGGAAATCAGGGTGTTTTACACAGGAATATATGGGGTTCTTGTTTTTTGACAAAAACTCACGAGCTATACCGGTTTGAGATCCAGCGTTTTCGGTATCTATAAACCTTGTAACGGGGTCCATCATAAAGGTACGATCTACATGTATGACCCCTCCTATACAATTTATCCCCCATATTTCATCAAATTCTTGAGAAGCTACTCGCGCCGAAATATAGTCAGCGTAGCTGCCTCCTAGTCCAATAATAGCAATTTTCACGAACGGGCCCTTCTTGGTAGCCCCTGTCTGTTAGCGTCATCGTTTTCACGAGACTCGCCTAAATCCTTCAAGCGAACCAAAGACTCCACAAATCTTTCGCTGTACATCTTTAGTACATCCGGCTCACCCTTCATAAAAGTGTAAGCCTCCACAAGACTTCCGTATAGCATTGCGTTAGGGGCATTAACGCTTAACCAAGTAGTAGTAGAGTCAGCGGAGGTAGATACCACCGTTCCCGTAGCCCCGCTCGTCCCACCAGTGACCGTTTCTCCAACAGTTAGGTCAGTGCTAGGAAGAACAATTCTCATAGTCGTAGATGTTAAAGCCTCACTTATCGTGGTTGTAGCTCCACTTGTGCCGCCCGTAATAGTCTCATTATCTACAAAGGTTCCAGTTACGCTGCTCACGGTTAGAATGACAATGGTCGTAGTCAAACTAGCCGGTCTGTAGTAATAATGCAATTCGGCAGAATATACGGCATCCGGCGTGGGCGATAAAAGAAAGTTTTGATAATCATAAACACCATAATATTTTGGTGTACCTGTTGCAGAGTTGGGATTGTACTCTTGCAAAAAGTTTACATCTTTAAACAAAAGAAACTGTTTTACCCCAGAGTTTTCCACAGATACGCTAAAGGATGCCAAGTAATCATCTGGAACAGCCAAAAACTGGTTACCAGAAGTAGTTACCCCTGTTACGTTTTTACGAAAATACTCTAAGTCTACGCTCTTAAATATCCGCTCTTCTGCGGAGGTGATAAAATCAACAAGGTGCTTAACAAAAGTAGACTCTTGGTTTTCGGTGTAGTCTTTAATAGCAGACTTTAATGTAGTGTATGTATAGCTCATGTTATGCTCACCGTAACAGTGCCTACCTGCCCTTCTGCTTGTGGGACACGATCTTCATATCGAACAGTTGTTAAATTAAACACAGGAAAAGTAACTTTTGTATTAAAAATATTGTTAGTGTTTGGTCTAGGATCTTTTAAAGTCTGAGGATCGTATACTTTACGAAAAGGACCAAGTTGTGGATGTTTTCTTTCAAACTCATCCTTGCCAACTAACAAGCCATTCCATTCTTTACGCATGTCTTTATACCGATACTCTAAACCAGAACGGTCAGAGATGGATTTTGCGTGTTTTCCTGTTGCATACCTAGCCATTAGTTTGTCCTAAAGTAAGCGTATTCGGGAGTAACAGTAAAGCTAGACCTGTCGCGGTCCTCTCCCATAGCCCTTTCAAACTCTTCTTCATATATCGCTTTTAACATCTGAGTGCGATTAGGTGCTCTTTTCAATGAAATGTAATAAGCTAGCCCCGCAGCCAAACAAGGATAAAATCGAAAAGGTACGTCCATCGTGTTAATTGCAGTATCGCCATCATCAATACGAGTCAAAGCATTATACACAATAACATCAGTGCTGTTATCAGGGGTAGGCCATATCCGTAAACTAGGAGTTACTTGCCTGTCCAAAAAGAACTGTGTGGGGCGACCTGTCGTAGCTTTGTTTGGGATATTAAGGTCATCATCTCGGCTGACGCGAGTTAAAGAGAAATCAGTGCTGCTTCTTGTTACTACGGCGCTCAATATATCAATCACATCCGCAGCCAGAGCATATGTTCTTGTACCGGAAGTTAGAGCTTGAGTCCTTTGTGCAATAGTCCACTGGTTTAACCCTCTGTTAGCCCATTCGGCCAACATAAGGTTCAAAGAACGCCTTGCTGTAGTTAAATCGTAGCCTGTCCTTACCTCTAAGCCACAACGCTCAAAGGCTTCTTCAACGTATTCAGCTACATCTAGCTCAAAATTTACGCTTCCCGAAACAGCCATTATTTGTCATCCGCATACAAGTTGTTAAAAATCTGATTTACATCCATTGTATAGTCTAAATCAGATTTTGAATAGTGTATATGCTGTGATGGCAAGAAGTCAGGAGCGCCTTGCCCTGTTTCAAACCATGCTGGATGTGTAACACGAACGCGGTTATTTGGCAATGCAACGATGTTTCCAGTGTACTCTCCGGCGTCCAAAAGTTCTAAAACATGGCTTTGTTTATGCTGCGCCGGATCATCAGCTATTTCACTTTCTGTGTAATCAACGGTAAAATAGTATTTAGCCGGAAAGAAGTCCGGTCCCACTTTAGCTAACCAAGGACAAGGGTGCGCCCGGTCCATGCGATAAACGGCATGAGTGTGAGACATGCAATCCCACGGTTGAGCCAAGTGAACCGGCATAGGCTCCGGCCACTGCTCAAAAGGGGTATCTCCAACAAGGGCTGTAATTGGCATACGAGCCCACATAGCACCGCCGTGTACGTTAGGGTCATCCGTGCCATCCGTCTCGCATCCGGTAAAAATCATTTGAAAGCTTAAACAACGGCTTGGCATGGTCGTGACCGCAATAGCCATGCCGTGTAAAAACTCGCCATGATAGTTAGAATGATTGCACGTATACTCTCTTCGCACCCAGCATTTAAAGTGCGGAATATTACTTTGAAGATAGGGCAAGTTACTTTACCTTGCCGCCTTTTGCCATGCCCTTTTTCTTCATGCCAACGATGCCGCCTTTAGCATAGCCTTTTTTCTTCATCATGCCTCCACCGGCCATCTTCTGGACTTTTCCGCCTTTGGCGTAGCCCTTCTTTTTCATGCCGACTGCACCGCCTTTAGCCATGCCTTTTTTCTTCATGCCACCAACAAGGTTCATTGCATAATCATTCATTGTTGGAAATTCGTTAGCCATTTTACGCTCCTATGTTTAACTTACAGAACCACTGGTTCTTTTCCTACGATTTGACATAACGGCACCACAACCTCGTGCTACCACCGTTCCCGGAACAGACTTACCGTTAAAGGGCCGTTTTGGAGCGGTTGCGCCGCCCCTACTCATTTTCCTAACTTTTGCAGCCTTTGTATTAGGGACAACAGTTTTTCCTTTAGATCCTGCCCGCTTCTTCTTACGAGCCGTTGTAGCTCGTTCGCTTTTCGACAAGCTGTTAGCTTTAGCTCTAGGCAAGCAACGATCAGGGTTACTCTTATCTTTTGAAGTACCACATTTACCTTTGATAGAGCCATCTGATCCAATCCTAACCCAGTCCTGTTTCACCCATTCTTTTAACTGACCCATTACTTACCCTTTGATTTTTTAGCGTAGTTGGGGTCTTTACAATATTTTGAGGCAGCCATGTTTGCATACGCTGACGGGTATGTGTCAAATGTGCGTTTGGCCCACGCTTTCCCTTTGGGACAGATCTTACCACCACTTTTTACCTTGCCCCCTTTTTTCATGCGAACAACGCTGCTTTTACGAGTTGGGCACTTTCCTGCGCCTAGATTTACCGCACTTGTCATAACAACCTCTGCAAAAATGGAGCAATAATAACTAAACCAACGATCCACCAGAGCCTCTGATCTAACTTTGTCATGTTTGACTTCTGGTCGTCAAGAAGCTCTTCAATACGCTTGTATCGAAGATTACACTCGGCCTCATGCTTGGCTAATTCTGCCATCACCTTGGAGGCTGTAATTGTTTCTTTTTTTACCGGCATTTCCAACGCTTCCTTGCTTGACGCAAACGACTATTGGGGTCTTTAGCCGCTTTAGGGAATTTCTTCATCTGACCTTCAGAACGAGCGCAATATGACTTACGTCTCTTTGCATCTTTACTGCCGGGTTTTACTTTACCAGTAACCGCCGTTTTCAACTTACTGCCGGGATTTTTACGCCTATACGCCTTTACCCCGGCATCCGTCATTCCCGCCCCAGCTTTTGTAGGGCGGAAATTTTTCTTGTTACGTTTTGGCATCGTAGCTTTACGAGGGGCCATCTAATTACTCCCTACGCATACTTCTTACGCATGTATAACAGGATCGTATAAGTGTCCGCAGAAGAGTGACCAACAGTTGTAAATAAAACATCCCCCGTCTTACCACTACCTGCATTATTAGTTAAACCGCCAAAAGCGTTATAATCGTGATGACCACTTTGGTTCTCACCTAACTCAATACAGAAAGCGTTAGAGGTAGCATCAAACAGGAGTTGAACTTTCATCCCGTTACACTGCCACCAAATACGTTCTATAACGACTTCACTACACGCAACACCGTCTAAACTACTAGATAAAGCCGATACATCTACCTTCTTTACAGTGGATTCGCCGGTTCCGTCAGAGACATTGGTAAACTTCATAACAGCATGTTTAGGGCCGTCAATCAGAGTTTGTGATGTTACTGCATCAGCCATTTAAAACTCCTTTAAAAGGAAAGGGAGCAGAACCCCCTTTCTATGAAATTAATTACGCAATCTGAACGTACTCAATAATGAACGTAAACGAACCTGCTGTTGTTGCGT